CCTACTGGTCCTACTGGTCTAACAGGACCGCAAGGATTTCAAGGTCTACAAGGAGCAACTGGTTTACAAGGTGCTACTGGAGCAACTGGTGCTGATTCAACAGTACCTGGTCCTACTGGACCTACAGGTGCTACTGGAGCACAAGGATTTCAAGGTTTACAAGGAGCAACAGGAGCAACAGGTCCACAAGGCTTTCAAGGCTTACAAGGTGCTACTGGAGCCCAAGGAGATGATGGAGCAACAGGTCCACAAGGCTTTCAAGGCTTACAAGGTGCTACTGGAGCTACTGGTGCTGATTCAACAGTGCCTGGTCCGACAGGTCCGCAAGGCTTACAAGGAGCTACCGGTGCAACTGGTTTACAAGGTGCTACTGGAGCTAGCGGCGCTGATTCAACAGTACCTGGCCCTACTGGTCCACAAGGATTTCAGGGTCTACAAGGAGCAACGGGAGCAACGGGTCCTCAGGGTCAAATCGGAGCCACTGGAGCAACCGGACCTGTAGGACCACAAGGTAATGATGGTGTTGCTGGCTTAGTTGTAGGTTCAATTCCTGGTAACTCTATGAGATCAGCAGATCATTTAACTAATGTAAATAGTATTGCTTTATGTACACATAGTATTGCTTTAGGAAGTGGCGCTGCTGCATGTGGAACTAGCTCAATTGCAATAGGTACTTCAGCAATATCATATATGTATGAAGGTATTACAATTGGTACAAAGGCTGAAGCACACTGTTGCTGCAGCATTGCTATTGGATCTAATGCTTGTAGTTTTGGACTAGATCAAATAACTATAGGTTGTTGTAATCTTAATTATGGTAATACCACAGTTTTGATTGGTGATAGTAACTGGTCTTGTGTTTCAACTGGTGTAATCATTGGTTCAAATAACCAACTTTGTAATCCTGCAACATGCAATAATGTAGTAATAGGCCGAGATAATTGCCAAGGTGGTAATCTTGGTGTAATGATCGGTGATTGTAACACTAATTGTTTTAGTTATGGCGTTAATATAGGTTCTTGTGCTAATAGTAATGGTGGAAGCGGAGTATCAATTGGTAGAAATACAATTTCAGGTAGTGATTCAGTTGCTATAGGATGTGGATCAAATTCAAATGCAATAGCATCTGGCAATGTTGCTATAGGTGAAAGTGCATGTATTATTGCAGGTGTTGATAATATTGCAATCGGCCATAGTGTTAAAGTATGTGGAGTTAATGGAAGCAATCAAAATATAGTTTTAGGATACTTAAGCTGCAGTGACGGTGATAGCTCTATTTCTATTGGTGATGTTACACGAGCAATGTGGGATCACAGTATTGCTATTGGTCGATTAGCTTCAACTTGTTGTATCGACTCTGTTTCTATTGGATGTAGTGCTCTTGCTTGCAGAAGCAGTGTAGCTATTGGAAAAGGTGCTAGTTCAACTGGTACTTGTAGTATCGCGATTGGACATAATTCATCTGCAACTACATTTAGTTATGCAATCGGTAGAGATATAGTAGCTAGCAGAGTCAATGTATTAACTACTTGTGAATTACAAACTTGCGGAAATGGTCGAGGCCTGATAGTTCGCACGCCAGACGGCACACAAGATTACAGAATCGCTGTAGACAACAGTGGTAACTTAACAATAACAGCTGTATAAATAAAAAAACAAAACTCATGGGTTTAGGATTAAACGGATGTCAAATTGACGCAACGTACCCAGGTCTGATAAAGACTTGCGACAATTCGGCAGTAACTTCAACATACAAGCCAATCACTGATGGTAATGGTAATGATCTGCCAGTACAAGTGAGCAGCTTGGGTACAAAATTTACAGGTGACGCCGACTTTACAGGCGCAACAGTGACAGGCATTCCTGCAGGTCCAACTGGTCCAACTGGACCAACTGGAGCTCCAGGTCCTACAGGTGCTCAAGGCGCTACAGGTGCAAGTTTAACATATGATCTTGCATCAACACAGAACGCATCTGATGTGGATGTGACCTTAACTGGTAGTGATCTTTCAGTAGATACTGTTAAATTAGTTGCAGGTACTAATATCACATTAACTGATAGTGGTTCAAATGCAATAACTATTGACGCAGCAGGCGGTGGTGGAGCTGCAGGTTTGGTGAATGGTACTGGAGCTGACTCGTTAAAGAACGCTGATAGCTTAGTGACTACACCGGCAGCTGCAGATGGTACTTGCTCAATTGCGTTAGGTAATGCAGCTTGTGCAACAGGCAAAGATACAATTGCGATTGGTAATGGAGCACGTGCCACAAGTTCATGCAATTCAATTACAATTGGTTTAAACGCCTGTGATACAGGACTACAAAAAGGTATTGCAATTGGTGCTAATACTAAAGCAGGTTGTACAGGTAATGGTTCATATCGTGGGATGGCAATAGGGGATGCAGCTCAAGGAACTGGTACTGAATCTATTGCGATCGGTTTAAGTGCTAACACGTGTCTTTACACGTATGGTATCGCAATCGGTAGAGGTACATGCACAACAGCTCAGCAGGCTATCGCAATCGGTGCTAATGTTTCTGCCTCTCGCGCCTGCGCTTTAACAACTTGCGAGATTGAACTTTGCACTGCAGGTGGAGGCATTTACTTGACTACTCCTGATGGTCTGGCCCAACCTAAATTGACTGTTGATAACTCTTGTGCGCTCTTAGTTGATGGCACACCAGTTGGAGGTGGTGGTGGAGCTGCAGGTTTAGTGAATGGTACTGGAGCTGACTCGTTAAAGAACGCTGATAGTTTAGTAACTCTTCCTGCAACCGCATTAGGTGCATGTTCAATTGCTTTAGGTGATAATGCTTGTGTGGTTCAAGAGTGTGGTATTGCAATTGGTATTGGAAGTATTGCACAAGGTGGTCGTGGTATTAATATTGGAGCAAATTCTACGAGCCAGTCAAGTGTAAATCAAAATACTGCAGTAGGTGCTAAAACATATGTTGGAGCTGGTGCTACTGCATTTGGTACATTAGCATGCGCATCTGGTGTAAACTCAATTGCAATCGGTGCACAGTGTAATTATTCTTTTACAGCTGCATCTGCTCTTGCTACTCAAATTGGTTCAATTGCAATCGGCAGTTGCGCATCAGCTCTTCAAGCTAATACAGTTGTAATTGGTAATGCAACAGTTACTACTCTTGCAGCTTCTGGCGTAGCTATTGGTAATGGAGCATGCACTTCAAATGGAGAAGGTGTTGCAATTGGTTCATCTGCTAGATCTATAAATAATAGAGGTGTTGCAATTGGTAGAAACTCATGTGCACAAGGACCATTAGGGATATCTTTAGGCAATTATTCAAGAGCTTGTGGTAATAATGCTATTTCTATTGGTGGCGCTGGAGCATCTGTAAGCGGTGGAGCTTTAGCAAATTATGCAATTTCAATTGGTTCTGGTAATAGCGTTTCATTAGCTAATGCTGAAGGTAGTATTGCTATCGGTGGTAACACTAATAGCAATTCTAACTGTGCTACTGGTACTTGCGCTATTGCAATTGGTTTAGATGCTCAATCTACTGGTATTAGTTCTATTGCTATTGGTCCTGCAGTTGTAGCTACTAGACAAGATACTTTAACTACTTGCCAATTAGAAGCTTGCGTAGCTGGTAAAGGTGTAGTAGTAACTTCACCAGACGGACTAACAACTTTAGGTATAGGTATTGATAACAGTGGCAATATCGTCACTTACACACCTTGATACATAACTTAATTTAAATTAAAAAACAACATAATATTATGGCTTTAAACGTAACAGGAAACTTCGAGCTACCAACTGGTCAGACCTTGACACAAGTATACGCTCGTACAAATGCAGCTCTTTCTTTAGAAGGAAACCAAGTAATGGCTTACCCAGAATTTTGGGTAGATGAAGCAGCTTTTACCACTCGTAAAGATAACTTGAGAATTGATATTCGTGCTGACTTCTCTTATCAATATGATCGTGTACAAGACGGTGCTGACATCTTAGCTTTTTCAAACCAAAAGGTAAAGGAGACTCTTGAGTCTTTAGGTTTTACTGCAGAAATCGTAGAACTAGACTAATGTTTGGTAAAGATCAAATCTTTGCGTTTATCAGACACGCGCTTACTTTGGCAGGCGGTGTTTTGGTAACCAAAGGTATCGTCGATGAGGCCTCTATGCTAGAAGCAGTAGGAGCTATCATTACACTTTTAGGTTTTGGATGGAGTTTTAAAGATAAAGCTGATAGAAAGTTAGATAAATAACTTGTTCAAGAATAATCTTTGAACGAAACTTGTCGCCAATTATTACTGAAAGAGCTCTGGATTAGGCCCCAGAGCTCTTTTTTTTGCTAGATACATACCATATGGTAACAATTAATATTTCTTATGGTGAATTGGCAGACCGATTGACTATTCTACGCTTAAAAAAGGAGATGATACTAGACCCTGAAAAGCGGCATTGGATAGATCAAGAGCTGCCAGTTTTAGAACGTAAATGGGACAACGCATTAAAAGATGCACAAATCAAGACTACTGATGAAAATCTTGAAGCGGCTAAAAAGGAGATTATTAAACTCGGATGGATTAATAAAAACTTGTGGCAAATAGAGGACCAAATAAGAGAGTATGAAAAAGGTGGTGAATTTGGAGTCCCTTTCATTCACTTAGCACGTCAAGTCTATCAGACTAATGATAAAAGATATGAATCTAAACAAAAGATTGATAAACTACTAAACAGTTTTATAAGAGAACAAAAATCATACAACTAATGAGTAAAATTTTAATAGGTATTGAAGGAGGTGCAGGCAAGCACATTACAGCCTCAAGTGTAATTAAACAAATGCATGAAGAAGGACACGAAGTCCATGTGATGGCCGCATGGCCACAAATCCTTCAGGGCAATCCTTATATAGCCAGATTACACGAATGGCAAAGGAGTGAGTATTTAATTGAGAGATTTAACGAGTACGATCAGGTGATCCTAGATGACCCCTATAGGCAACGTCCTTTTTTACAAGGAGAGCTTAATCTGGCTCAAACTTGGTTTTGGATGTGGGACGGCCGCTTAGTCTCAAGAGAAGACGCTATTCCAGATTATTGGATTACACTAGCCGAAGAACAAGAGATTAACACATTCATTCAAGCAATAGAAAAGCCGATCATGGTAGTGCAAACTAATGGTGGCCAACATCAAGGCTGGGCTTGGACCAAGGACATTCCGCTACCTGAAGCTGCACAAGTCTTGAACCACTTCGCAGAAGAGTATGAGATCATTCATCTAAGACAAAAAGGGCAACCACAGATTGAAGGTATCAAACATACTGAAGAATTAAGTATTCGACAGTGCATAGCACTTCTAGCACGTTCCAAAAAGCGTTTCTTGATTGACAGCTACGCGCAACACGCAGCCGCTGCGCTTAATCTACCTTCGACTGTTTATTGGGCCGCGACTAAGCCAGAACAGTTTGGCTATGATCTACATACAAATATTGAGAGTTACGAACCAACTCTAAAGAATCAACACCGTTTGGAAATGTTGTTTAGTGGCTTAGACCACTCCAGTGATAAGTGTCCTTTCTCAGCTGGCCAAAGATTATTACCATTAGAAGAAACAATGCAATCGTTACGCGTATAAATAACATAATGATTCAGTTTTAGCATTTGCTGTTTCGTTAATCATTTTTCTATTGTTCAAATTTGTTTTTGTTGAAGAGGGTAAGTTTTTAAAGCTTACCCTTTTTTTATGAGATAAATACTAAGAGGCTTTTGCTTGATTCCGCCTCGCAGATACACATGTTGTAATGTGTTTCATTTTTTATAATTTTTTTTTACTTGTAGAAGGGGTATTCGCAACGGCGGATCCCCTTTTTTTCTTGAAAGTGCACAATGGGCCAAATGTCATTGATATATAAAATACTAAGAATGAAACATTCTATTTTATTCTAGTATAAATAACAGTTCTAACCTAAAAAAAATTATAAATTATGGAACACTTAGTTAATCAACTTGAAGGGCTTCGCGCAGAAGCAAACACTAAATTCGGTAATGAGTTTACCGACGGACTCTACTCTCAGATCTATAAAGAGTGGCATAGTATTGTGCATAATCTTGAGATGAATGCAAATGCTAAACTGATGTTAATGCGTATGATTGAGCTGAAATGGCACTGTCAATTCACATTTACAGTCAGTAGTATGTCAAAAGATTTGAAGATGCAAAAGAATACTGTTAATCTGCATTTGAAAAAATTGCAAGATTTGGGCCTTTGCAAAAAGAATGAGACTGGTATCAACTGGCAAATTACTTTAAATAAAGTATTTTAAGATGACTTGGTCACATGAGAACATAGAGAGATTAGTGATTAAATGGATTATTGAAAGGGATCTAGAAGAGATTACTCAAATGAATTTTAAAGACTGGTTTTGGCAACCAGAGGCCAAGGCACTTGCTTGGGCCTGTTTTTTCTCTAGAAAAGCCGGTGATACTAATCCATTAAATCATATTGATTGGAGCAAGACCAAGTGCAAGGAGAGTCATATCAAACATTTTCTAGAGATAGATCTATTATGTGATGAAGATATGAAGAAGTGTCTTGATTACTTTAAGCACGAACGTATGTGGATGGAATTGTATGAAAAGTCCAGTTTTAGATCTAATGATAAAGTCAGAGAGATTATGCAATTAGTTGGTGAAAAGCTAAAGGCGGGTCCTTTTAGGACTAATGAAAAAGCTTATTTAATCATCTATAAATTCTATGAAAAGGAATTTAATAATAAGATGGGTAATAAACTCAAGCAGGAAAATCAAATTAAACAAATACAACTAAATAAAAATAAGCACTTTAAAAAATGGAAATAACACCAGAACAATGGAACAGAGACATTACAAATTACGTAATGATTAACAATGATTTTTACAAAAGACTTCATTCTGATCCGACTAAACTAAATCCAACACCGGTACAAAAGAGTACACTTAAATCTAAATATGGATTTATTGAGCGAGATTTAGAAACTGTACCAGAATTAGATGGATTTATTTGTGAACCTTTGCATGGAGAAAATTACAGAGAAGTAGTTAACAATTGTTGGAATACTTATGATTTTGTAGAATGGAATCCTCAGCCAGGCAAATGGCCAACTATAGAGAAATTGATTAATCACCTATATGGCGACAATGGAGTTGAACCTGATCAACGAGAAGAACTCTATGATTATCATACACTCTTAATCAAGCATCCAAAACAGAGACTATTTTGTAGAATACTCTATTCACATCATCAAGGAACTAGTAAAAGTAGTTTGGGTTTTCTAGAACAATTAATGTTTCAAGGAAATTATAGTAAAGTCAGAGATACTGAATTAGAGAGTACTTTTAATAGTGTTTGGGCCGAAGCTCTAGTTATTCATTTAGATGAACCGAGTTTTGAAAAACCTAAAAGAGCTGCCAGAGATATCAGAGACATGGTAACTATGGAAACTGTTAATGTCCGTAAAATGAGAGAAGAATACAAGCAAATTGATTTTTACGGTAAGATCTTAATTACAACTAATGATAGTGACTTTATGCCAATTGAAAAAAGCGATCGTCGTTATTGGGTTAGAGAGATACCACCAATTAAAGAAGGTGATAAAGACCCTTACTTTCAAGAAAAAATGAGGAAAGAAGTTAATCACTATATCCACTTTCTTTTAAATCGTAAAATGAAATGGGAGAAGAAAGTTGATGCCACATTTTGGATTCCTTATGATGCTGTCCAAACTAATGGCCTTAAGAAGTTGATTGGCGATAATACTGCGAGTGATGAAAGACAACTGATAGAATGGTTTGAAGACTGGTTTTTACGTGATAAAAAGAGAGACCATTTGACTTTTAATCTTAAAGACTTACAGACATCTATTGAATGGGAAGGTAAAGAGCCAAGCACTAAAAGACTGGCTGTTATTTTGAGAGATGGTATGGGTATCAAGCAACCAAATAAGCCAAGAAGATTAGCCAAAGGTGAAAGTTATATCGATATGGGTAGTAACTCAATTTACACAGTAGGCCGATTTTGGACTGTAAAACGCAGTCAATTTAACCTAGAAGTTGACATTTTTAACGATATCAAATTTGGGTAACACATTTGTAACAGAATGGGTAACAGTAAAAATTCAACTTAATCAATTGATAGGATTGTATATTTTATTATTTGTTACTTGTTACTAATAATAATAATAATAATATTAAAGAATAATAGAATAATATAAAGAGGAAAAACCAATCGTAACAGTAACAAGTAACAAAAACTTTTCCCATATTGTTGACTAAAAAAAACAAACTCTAAAAAATGAATCGCAATGCAAAAAGTAGAAAGACGAGGAAAAAAGCACGTTTGGACCAATTTATCCCCTGGCCAACCGATGAATGTCAAATTGAAGGAGGAGAAACTCCAGGTATGGAAAGGGATCCAAACCAATCCGATACCCAGGGACCGACACATTCGTGAATGGTGTAAGAGAGAAGACCTGTCAGCTAAACGCTTACTAAAAGACATGTTAAAAGAAGGCTTCATCCTAAAAATCGAATACATACAGAAAGGAGGAACATGCGTTCGCCATCTTACACCTGCTCCAGAGATATGGCTAAAGGACTGACCAAAGAAGAGATGAAAATCAGAAAGCATCTGATTAGTGAATGGCAAAAGCACGTTGAAATGCGTTTAGATAACGATCTAGAAGTCTGGAGTTTTTTTGATTACTTAGAAAATGAACTAATAATGTATGAAGCGTTAGAATTATATGAGGTATGTCAAACCCTAAAAAGGATACAAGATCATGAATGAGGTCAGTTATTTTTACCGTTGCGATATTCCAGTACCACCAAAGGCATTAGAAATGGACTTAACAGATCGTCAAATGCTCTTGGTTCATCTTATATCTAGACTACATCGCTATCATCCAGAAGATGACTGGTTTCTCTTGGAAAAGTCAGATGTCTTTCTAATGTTAAATAAGGGAAACATACTACGCTGGGGAGTATTCATGCAAACTTTTGATCCAATTTTAGAGATGGGTAATATGCCAAATGATAAAGTCTTATGCAGAATCAATCCACATATCTGGAAGCCAGGCCAAAAATTAAGATCTTATAATTTGACTGATAGATTAACAATTTATATGTACCGTAAACTGAGAGGACTATTTCCATTAGGAAGAGTTGATGAAAGATTTAAAGGTTACGATATGACGTGTGACCTGATAAAAATGTTAGACAAAGCTCAGAATGACGTGTAATGAATGGATCCAAAACAACTACACCAATATTTGTGAATGGTCAAAGAATATAACAAGAGGAGATCAGCTCTCTAAAGAGTTGGCTCACTATGCGATTTGGCAAATGTTAGAACATCCTAAGCGTGAAGCCTTGGCCATGAGAGAAAGAGACTTTCCAGATACACTTAAGTATTTTATGTTAAGTATAATTCGTAATAGTTGGTATGGTAAAAAGTCACCTTTTAGTCTGGTTGAGAAACAGCATCGCACAGATATAGGTCAAGTAAAGAAAACGATTGACGAGAAATCATTTTGGGATAGTGTAGCCAATGCGAAACACGAAGAATATGATTACTATAAGGACGAGCTAATAGATGCGATCTACACTATCCTAAATGAAATGTCTAAATCTACCGATCGAGAATGGTATCTAGCAAAATTATTTAAGATGTGGATAGAATTTCAAAACTTCAGTGAAATGAGTCGTATAACAGGTATACCACGCACCTCGATCTCGAAAGCAGTGAAAGAGGGAAAAGAATACATATTACATGAACTCTATCTTCGCAATCTATTATCTTGAGCCACTAATCACAATCTTAGCCTTGTCAGCAACTACGGCATTGCTAATGGGATTTAGGCCTTATGAATGGATGGTTGAACAGTTTCAATTACCAAGGAAACCGCTCTTGTGTCCTAAGTGTTTTGCTTTTTGGTTGACACTTATTTGGACTTATCAAGAACCTTGGAAGATTCAATTTGTGATGGCTATATTTGCAAGCATTTTAGCAGAAATAATAGATCAAAAAATCAACTTAAAGTATGAATGAAGCACTTGAATTCTGGAGAGAAAACCAAAAGATACTTTTACAAAACCACAAACCTTCACCCACGTTTGCAAAGCAGGTTTTTGAGTATGCAAATTTGGTGGACCCAAAAGGGAATCACAAAGCATCCAGTTGTAATAGATGCTATCGGAGTGCTGTCAGTGCTCTTGTAAGGTGGGCTAAGAAACAAGAAAATAGTTAAAAAAACAGATGGAAAACACGGAAGATGACAAAACATATGATCCTAATTTTAGGAATGGTATGTTTCAGAAAGGTGGTAAGCCTGGCCCTGGTAGACCGAAAGGCTCTCCTAATCGTAGTGCTAAAGAATTGAGAGAGGCCTATCAAAACTTGGTAGACAATAATATAGATAATATGACTCAATGGCTAGAGCAAGTTGCGGCCGAGAGTCCAGAAAAGGCGATGGACATGATGCTTAAACTGTCGGAGTACGTGTTACCAAAAATGAGTCGACAGGAAATAACTGGTAAAGATGGAGAAGATCTTTTCACTAACATTAGGTTTGACTTTGGCCTTGATGCTGGGTCAGAGAATGCACGACTTATCGACACGGATGAAGACACCCCGAGAATCGATTCATGAAGGCCGTAGGCTTTACACCCCACAAAAAACAGAGAGAGATCCTTCAGGCTATCTTGGCCGGAACGGAGAAGTTCTATGTGGTCTCCGTGGGTCGTCAGTTCGGCAAGTCTCTAATGGGTATGAATCTGCTGCTCTATTGGGCCATCAATATGAAACCTTGTCAGATCTTATGGGTGAGTCCGGTCTATTCTCAAACTTCGAAAGTCCAGAAGGAGCTGATGTCAGCTATTGGTAATAGTGGCATAGTTCAAAACTGTAACTTTTCTGATAATTATATCAAGTTAAAGACTGGTAGTGAAATCATCTTCAGATCTGCTGAGAGATATGATAACGTCCGTGGTTGGACTTTTGATTATGCAGTAATTGACGAGGCAGGTTTCATTAAACAAGAAGCTTGGCAAGAGGCCATCAGACCTACATTGGCCGTTAAAGGTAAGAAGGTCCTGTTTCTCTCAACACCGAAAGGTAAGAACTGGTTCTATGATCTCTATCAATTAGGTCTGAGTAATGACCATCCTAATTACAAGAGTTTTAAAGGCAGTAGTTATGATAGTCCTTTTATGAGTCATGAAGAACTAGAAGACGCTCGCAAGACCTTACCAGAATCTGTCTTTAAGCAAGAGTATATGGCCGAATTCTTAGATAGTGGTGGTGAGGTCTTCTCAGACTTAGAAAGAGTCTCATTCAATCAATGGCCAACTGCAGAAGGTAAGATCTACTGTGGTATTGACTTGGCCAAACAGGAAGACTGGTCTGTTGCTACTTTTATGGATCATAGTGGTAAGATCGTTGAGATCTGGAGAGACCGCCACCAAGACTGGCAGACTATGATCAATCAAATCTTAGAAAGGATTAAGAAGTGGCAGGCCACCGTGATGATAGAAGTCAACAGTATTGGTGATGTGATCTTTGACCAAATCAAAAGAGAATGGCAGGACACACATCCTTTTGTTACTTCAAATAAGTCTAAACAAGAGATTATTGAAGGCCTGATCTTAGACTTCAATAACCAAGAGGTTAAGATTCCTCATAGAGATCTTTTCGGTCCGCTCTGGGATGAGTTAAGTTACTTTACATATGATTACAATCCCAAGACAAGGAGCATCAAATACGGCCATCCTAGTGGCTTACACGACGACACAGTAATCTCATTGGCTATAACGAATTACTGCCGAAAGACTCGGAAGTCAATCGGCAGTTACACTTGGAAGGCTGGACGTTAATTAGTCCTCCACAACATAATACATTCTAGCAGTATTAAGTTCGTCAGTGAATCCAAACTCACGCATCCAAGACCGAAGCTTAGCAGTGCCTTTACGCATTTCTTTAAAAGATTCGGCCTCTTGAATGTAGCAAGGATAAGTAATAACTCTATCAGCAATACCAACTGCTTCACATGCATCCAAGAAGTAGTTCATCAATTTAGTACCATAGCCTTTGCCTTTTTTGCTGGCCTCTATAAAATCAAGATTTAGATAGCCATCAATAGTCCAGTAGAAATGAAGAGTACCGTAATCACATTGAAAGGCGGCCTTATAGTAGTCGCAATAAACATCTTCATACCAAGTCTTACCAGCATTATCAAAGGTATCATTGTAGTACATTTGCAATTTGCAAGCACCTGACCGAGGATCTACATTGTCTTTGTTGGCATAGTCAAACATTTCACTAATCACTAACACAAGCTCGTGTTCTTCGAGGTCTAACATATCATTGACTACTTTTTCATCAATGCTTTGGAATGGAACTTGAACTTGTGGCCTTTTAGCCATGCGAGCCATGTGAGCGAAACCTTCTTTCAGGTCTTTGTTAGAGATGTTCATAATAGTTTTCATTGTGTGTATTGATTAGTAATTGTTACAGAGCTAATATACACAATTCTGGCCAACTAAAAAACTTTTGATGACTTTTTTTTGATAAAATTCAACTTGATACATAAGTATATCTTTAATTGATGATTAAGATCACTACTACATCAGGCCAATATGAGATTCCCAGTGAACCACTCTTGAGTCACTGGAATTGCTGCTTGAAGTGGGGCTTTGAGAACCCTAAGTCATGGCCACTCATCTTACACGAAGTAACAGGTTGTCCATTGAATGAAATCAATCAGATTTCTGCTGATGTGATAGAAGTCCTGTTTGGCCACTTTATACAAAAGTTCAATGAAGTAGAAGAGATCAGACCAGACTTTTCTGGTTGGAACTTTGGCCAGTTTATTGACGCTGATGTAATGTTGAGCTTGGGAGTTGATAAATGGATGATGCAAATCTGGTATCTAATCTCAGGTAAAGATGACGCCAAATTTAGCGAAGCGTGGCCACAGATCTTAAAACTCTATGATTGGCGTAAAAGTGTCTATCAAGAATATGATGAATTCTTTGGCTTGAGTGAGATGGAGAAGGCCAAAGAACGTGGAGTTGAAATAGAAGAAAGAGAGTCCACATTGAGCTCACTACAAACAGCTTGGTATAGTGTGATCCAACAAATAACTGGTGAAGACCTAACCAAACAAGACTGGGTCACAGACCAACCTTACAAAAAGGTCTTAAACTGGTTGACTTGGAAAAAGTGGAGAGATGAGCAAATAGAATTAGAAATGATCCGTAAACGATGACATACGAAAAAGTAATACAAGACTTCTTTACCATCTGTGAAAACCACAAGATGATTCAAACATGGGGCTATGGCCAATTGACAGACTTGGTAGATCCATACAACCAAGAAGGCCAAGATTATCCTTATGCTTTCTTAGTGCCACAAACTCATGTCTTATTAGAGCACTCAACTCAATACAATTTCCAATTGATTATGCAAGAGTTGGTGATGGGTGGTCAATCAGAAGTCATTAGGGCCCAATCTGATGCTCTGCTCTACATCAAAGATATCTTAGCACACTTTTATTACCACTTAGACGGGTATGACTTTACTCTTAACTTTCAGGTCACACCGTTTCGAGAAAAATACGATGATAGCGTTGCAGGTATGACAGCTAGTATTCAATTAGTTGTTAGAGACCTGTTAGACGATTGCATAACACCTTATGAGTGATCTAAACGATATAATCAACGAGTTAAGCGATATTGGTGAGGACTTAACAGATGATATTAATGATATTGTCCGTCAGGTCTTACAACAAGAAGTCAATATCTGGCGTCAAAGGGCCCCACGAGATACTGGTGCTTTGCAACAAAGTATTCAACTGAGACTCTTAGATCCTTACACATGGGGTATTGAGTTTTTGGACTATGGTCTCTACCAAAACTTTGGAGTCCGAGGTACTGAGTCCGATCCTGGAGCTTTTAGTGCCAGTGGTAGTCAGACTTTCGGTACACCATATCAGTTTAAGAGTAAAACTATTGGAGGACCACTTCCTTTTGCTGTAAGACAATCAATTGCTCGTTACGGCCTCAAACCACAACCTTGGTTCTTACTACCTGGTGAAACAGTAGACCTGATCGCTGACCGAGTAGCAAGAGCCGTTGAACAAAGATTACAACTATTATAATGGCACTAGAACCCGTAATACAAATACAAGACGAACCAGAAAACATTGAAATGGTCTATGGCTACAATGTTTGGACTCTAAGCGACTTAAATACGACCAATCCACGATATGTCTTACAAGTCTGGAATTGGAACGACTCAACAGAATCAGCTGATGAACTCTTATTTGACTTGCGTCAACAGAGTAACCCGGCCGGTTTTGCACACTTTGATATTCAAAAGATCTTACAAAATCTAGTTGAGCATCAATATCGGTATGTGCCACCTTTTCAATTTGACGATACAACGGCCTCACCAGGTGAATTAAGACCTGACTTTACTTACAGCATAAAAGCTGGCTATGAAAACACAGCAGGTGTTCCAGTTATCCAACAAGAGTCAGGCCCTAAGGTAATCTACCCAGGTTACAAAAAGTATAATGAGGTCAACTTTGATATTTCACCATTTAGACCAGTCTTTAATCCTACTAATGAATTTGGTCAAATCACATTGGTACAATCTGCCAGACCTTTTGCAGAATGGTGGGACGCTTATCCATCAGACGCTTCTGGCACTTGGCCTTATAAAGTAGTTCCAGTTACTGAGGACCAACCAATTCAGATTCCGATTCTGACTAATATCGAGATTCAATATGACCCTGATAGTATTTTTGTTACAGAGTATCCTTTCTTCAATTACACTTTCTACGATGAGTCTGGAGCAACTCTACTCGCAGGTACAGTAGATGCTTCTACGGTTATTCCATGTGACCCTGTACAATTCCCAGAGTACTACGAGGCCGGCAAAACGATTATCTTCTTTGGCTTTAATATTCGCACAGTCTTAAATACCTTTCCAACTTGTACAAGAATAGACATCGACACTAGATCTACTTACTATCACACCGGCCTTTTAAGTTGTTTGCCATCAGCTGGTGATAGAGATGTTTATGGAGCTTACAGATTTGAAATTGGTGCTAATGAGTGTAACGACTATGCTGAGACCTATTTGACTTGGCAAAACAAGTGGGGTTTCCAAGAGTACTTTCCATTTCAAAAGGAAAAGACCCGATCACTCTCTTATGAAAGACAAGAATACTACCAAGACGGTGCAACATGGAGCAACTCCAGCTTTGACCACCTGATTGGTGAACCGGGTCGCCGAGTCTTTGCACAAACCAGAGAAGAAGAGTGGACTCTACGTACTCGTTGGTTAACAGGTAACGAAGTTGTCTTAATGGAGTCCTTATTAAACAGTGGTTGGGTGGCCGTTTGGAATGGTGATAGAGACTTTACACCTGCTACTATTCAAACTAACAGGTATATTGAACGTAATGAAAGACGCCAAAAGATGTATCAGTTTGAAATAACTATCAAGTTGGCCAATAATCAACAACTACAAAGAGGATGATACAGTTAATAGTAGAAGGCAACTTCTTAGACCTATATGACAGGACTCCACCTAAGTTGACCTTTCAAATAGAAGACATTACGGATACTTCTGCTACTAGTATTTTTAGTAGACAGTTTAGACTACCAGCTACTCAAAGAAACTTTCAATTCTTTAAGACGGCCTTCTTAGTCAATGGCCAAGACTTTGATGTTACACAAAAGTATAACGCTTCGATCTTAGTCGACGGTGTAGAGTTTCGCAGAGGTCAATTTAGATTAAACAAAGTCTATGTTAATGAAGTACAATCTATTGTTGACTATGAGGCCATCTTTTTAGGTGAGAGTAAAAGCTTTGCCAGTCAGTTAGGTGAAGGCTTCTTAAACGAAATAGACTTAACAGAGTATAATCACGTACCAACTATGGAATTAATAGTTGATAGTTGGCAAGCTTATCCTGAAGGTGGCCTTACTGACGGCCTGTTTGAAGGTGATATCTTGTATCCACTTATTGACTTTGGTAATACTTATGCTGATGAAGGTAACCCACCAGTCTTAACGCCACAAGAGACTAGAATCTCAGCAGTTGATGCGTCAGACCACTTAAACTTTACTAAAAAGCAACATCCAGTAGACTCATCACGCTTTAAGCCGATGGTCAGAATGAAAGTCATCTTTGACAAATGTTTTGCTGAGACCGATTACACTTACACTAGCCAATTTATGGAGAGTGAAAGAGTAAGACACATGTATGTTTCTGCTTGGGGTAATGTGCCTAGTCCTTATGCTGATAATTCAAATAGTAACTTAATTAGCTCTAGCACTATTGGGGCCCAGTTTTCAGCAGAAGATGAATTTATAGTCCCTTTTCAGGCCAACTTAGATCCAGCAGGTAACTTTGATAATACCACATCAATTTACTTGGTTCCAATTACTGGTACATATGACTTGGTCTTAAATATCTCAGGCCAAGCTATTGGTGATGCACCTGCCGGTGGTGAAATTGAAGTCGGCTTCTATAAAAATGGTGTTGCTTTACAAACCAATACTTTTGTTGCTGGTGCTGGTTCACTTATTCCCTGGGACGCTTATATTGAATTAGACAATGAGCCTTTAGTAGCAGGTGATGAGATCACAGTACAAGTC